TGAACTAATTAAGAATAAAGAATTAGAAAAAGCAATCGAGAGTAAGTTTTTAACTCCCTCTAAATTTTCTATGGAAATTGAAAAGATTGTAGCAAACGAAGAAATGAATTATATTGATGCTATTTGCTACTATTGCGAAATTAATAGTATTGAGGTAGAATCAGTAACGAAATTAATTTCGAAACCATTAAAAGAAAGATTAAAGTATGATGCTATTTATCTTAACTTTATGAAAAAAACATCGAGGGCAAAACTACCTTTATAATGAAAGTGACTCCTTTTGAGACTTATCAAACTTATCTCTCAATGAAAAGTCATTTTACTAATCCTAAATATGACTTTTTTAAGTATGGTGGTAAGTCACGAGCTACTATGGCATCCTTTAATAAAAGAAAGGATAAGTATTGGTTCGAAAAAACTTCTAGAAAATATTCTGATGAACAGATTCTAAATTTTCTTTTAGCAAATTTTGTAACAACAGATAACCCACAAAATCTATGGATTGGAGAAATTATCAATTCTGGCGAAAGAAATTACGCCGATTGGATGAGACGCAAACAGAGTTTGACGTACTTGTTCAAAGAACAAAGCAGCGAATTACTATCCAACAACGACTTGAACGAAGTATTCGATTGCTCCAAGAACAGGCATCCCGTGGTACTAAAAAAGTATCTGGGTGGAGAGATCTCGCTAGAAACGCTTACGATACTGGAAAAAGTCTTTTCTTTCGTAAAAAATTTTGATAAGAAATTAGATGATCCAGTGTGGGAATCCGTCAGTTTAAAGATAAAAAAATATATTCCTTTCATAAATATTAATGTGTTCAATTACAAAAAAATTTTACGGGACATTGTAAATGAGTGAATTTTTTGAGTCTGAAATAGTTCGTGAAGAACTAAATGAAATTAATAAACTGCAAGAGGAGATATACGGAAGTGTATTTTCTTTTCAGTCACTGTCTCGTGAAAAACAGAAAGAACATGTCGAAAGTTTAATTCTGTTACTTGATAAGCAGCGTATCATGTATACGAGGCTATCACTTTCAGATGATCCACAAGCTATTGAAATGAAAGACCAATTATTAAAATCACTCTCTGTATTGGGATTCCCTGCAGGGACTGATGTGAATACGGTTTTTGACTCTATGAAAAAAACCATCGAAAAGATGAAGAGCTTTGTTGACTAATCTTTCGTTCTCTGTTATAATCTAAACATCCAACGAATCCAATTTATCCGAGGTATCCAAATGTCGTTTGCTAATCTTAAAAAGCAATCAAAACTAGGCTCTTTAACTGCTAAGTTAGTTAAAGAAGTTGAAAAAATGAATAATAACGGTGCATCCAATGGTGATGACCGTCTATGGAAATTAGAATGTGACAAATCAGGTAATGGTTATGCCGTTATCCGTTTTCTTCCTGCACCAGACAAGGAAGATCTACCATTCGTAAAACTATACTCCCATGCCTTCCAAGGTCCTGGTGGTTGGTATATCGAAAACTCTCTGACTACATTAGGTCAGAAAGATCCTGTTTCTGAGTTTAATACTACTCTATGGAACAATGGCACTGATGCTGGTAAAGAAACTGCCCGTAAGCAGAAGCGTAAGTTAACTTATATTGCCAACATCTATGTTGTAAAGGATCCAACAAATCCTGAAAACGAAGGTCAGGTATTCTTGTACAAGTTCGGTAAAAAAATCTTTGACAAGATTACTGCTGCAATGCAACCTGAGTTTGAGGATGAGGAAGCAATTGATCCATTTGATTTTTGGCAAGGTGCTAACTTCAAGTTAAAGGCAAAGAACGTTGCTGGTTATAGAAACTATGACTCTTCTGAATTTGCTGCTCAAAGTCCTCTATTAGATGACGATGATGCACTCGAAGGACTCTGGAAGAAAGAAAACTCTCTTCAAGAGTTTGTTGCCGCAGATCAGTTCAAGTCTTATGATGAACTGAAGAAGCGTCTTGGTTATGTTCTTGGTAACAAGACATCTTCACGTCCTCAATTTAATGAAGACTTAGAAGATGAAAGTGAAGGTCGTGGTTCAGTAGAAGAATTAGTTACTGCTGCTGTTTCTACACCTAGTTCGAGCACTGATGATGAAGATGATGCACTATCATACTTTCAGCAATTAGCTGCAGAATAACACAAGAAAGGGGGTCTCACGACCCCCTTTTTTTATACTGGCATAGAAACCCTTGTATTTTCCGTTCGTATTAATTTATCATTAATCCTTTCAGAAGATTTTTGATATACCATAATATCTCTCATATCATTTAAGAATTGTTGTAAATAATTTATTTTGAGTAAATATATTGATGATTTTTTGTTATTTTTTAGTACTTCATATTCCCAATTAGATACACCAATAACTGGATTGAGAGTCGCTGTTTCTTCGTTTGAAGTATCTGGTTTTGGTATTGTAAAATTACCATCAACCACTTTACCTGCAGGAAGTATTAATCTTCCTTGAGAGTCTTTAACTTCTGTTGTTCTGTAATATCTTACAGAATTCAGACTATCACCATGAACTTCATTTGCATAATTATATAATTCTCTATTTGAGAGAGGCCATTCATCTCTTACATTAATGATACCAGCAGTAATTAAAACAACCCAGTCTAATTCTGCATCACCATAATATTCTTCGGCAACAGTATCAGGTCTTGCACCTTCTATAATTTCATACTTATCGAAGATTGTGAAGACATTTTGTAAATCATCACGTAGTTTGTTTCTTCTGAATAAGTTCTTAACCGTCAGATAACTTTGTGATGAAATACTATCTGATAGAAAAGATTGATATTCTACGTTTGGTAGTTCTCTGAAATAACCCATTTTAGTAACCTACTCCGTCTGATGTATCTGAATATGCTTTATAATCTTCATTAAATATTGGTGTGAGTTCTGAGAATGTAAGGTTTAATTGCATGGAAATTGGAGAACCATCACTATAGGTTGCATATGTTCCATCTCCCGTATAATTTGTTGCTACATTTGTCAGAGCACATAGTTTAATTCTATTTAAATATGGATGAGCTTTTCCTTGATATAGATATTCAATCTGAAATATATTAGGTGTTTTTAAGAAATCTCCACCTGCACCTTTCGGAGCCATATTTCTTTTAAATGCCTTAATAATAGTTCTAACAGTATTTGCTTCTTGCTCAAATCTTGGTGTTAATTTAAATGAATATGAAAAATTTCTCAATGATGGACCTGAGAATAATAATTCCATATTTGGATTTATGACTGCACCACTTCCTCTTGCTAAAACTTGAGCAGGACTTAGATTTCCACCGAAGGCATTAACTGCTTGTGCAGTAAAAAAAGTAGTGACTGCATCTTTTCCTGTTTTACCAGTCAATGTTTCAACCATTCTATTAACTTCTTTTCCTACTCCAGTTCCTCCTTCTTGGGCTATTAAACCCATACCAGCATTCACTCCTGCTTCTTGCATGAAGTTCATATTACTGGGACCATAGTTTGCAGTATTTGTATCACTAAGTTGTGCTGGTATGGGAAGAATAATATCTCCCAATATAGTACCCATTAGATCTTTATCATCTCTGGAAACAAAATTACTCGATTTATCATTTTTATTTTTAGGCTCACTTCTTTTATATCTACAGATTGTAAATTTGATGAAATCCATTGTATTATCAATGGCACTAAATGGATATCTTAGATTTTTTGGTAGAGATTCAGGTGCACCTTTCTTTGGTGGTCTCCTAGTAATTTCAGTAAGATTTTTTTGTTGATTTTTTTCCTTATTTTTTTCCTTATTTTTTTCCTTATTTTTTGTAACACCTCTTCCCATTTGCTTTTTATTGGGATCTACAGTGTATTTTGTTTCTTTCTTAGAGTATGCTCCAGTTTCACTATCTTTATAACCAGTGATTCTTCCACGACTATTTCTAATTGGAACTTGTGCCATTATCGACCTATATTTTTAACTATTTAGACGAAATTTTTGGAAAGGTATTCCATCGATGTCATTTAGTTCTTCAGAGAAGACTTCATATATTTGGCCAACGACTTCACCCCATGTATATTGACGATACTCATTCCAATGAAAATTTACACCACGAAAGCCCCATGGAAAAATTTGTGTGACTGCGACTAATGGATTTTGATCATAACGAAGATTGGGGG